AATGCCTCAGTACCAGATTGAGTCTGATAGCGTGAGCGCATTGCGAAGATGAGTCCAGTAGGACCGGACATTGGCTGAACACCTGCGAGGTCATAAGCGACCAGGTTAGGCATCGAGCGACGGATCAAGGAGATCAGTACGGGATCGAAACCAGCAACAGGACCGGATGCAGTAGCAGCACCGGAGAAACCTTGTGGGTTACCACCAGAGTTGGTGGGTTGCTCAGTCAGGAATGAACCTGACTCAGCGAAAGCATTTTGCTCTCTTAAAAACTTTTCTTGGTTTTCAAGCAGGGTAGCGGTAACAGCTCTCTTATGGGAATCTTTGATTTCTTCAAGACCCTCATAGTTGAGGAGAGGTGCCCACTTTTCCTGCAACTGTTCGGATTGGAACATTTGCGTGTACCTAATTGATGTTTACGTTTGATTTAATGTTAAATTCAGTTATTTGCTAAATGTTGAAAGAGTTTTCAGGTATGCAGCCATAGAACCTTGTACAGATTCGGGTGAACTGTCAACACCCTCGGAGATGTTCTCTTTCTTAGCTGATGGAGATACTCCTTTTGAAGGGAAATATGATTCCTTCAATGTCTCCAGTTTTTCACGATAAGATTCTTCACTTTCAAACTCTACACTTTCGGCAAGTGAAGCGAGCTTCTCTTTCTGAGTCTGTGCAAGACCTTCAGAGACTTGATCTACGATTCCATCAGCAACCGACTCTGCGAGACGCTTGTTAAGGGAAACATTTTTCTCAATTTGCTCGTTGAGTTTTGTTTCCATGTCATCTAGTTTTTCTACCATGCTCTCAAGCACATCATATTTTTCTTCAGGGATTGATACATAATGTTCTTCAAAAAGACTCTTCATTCCACCAAGGAATGATTCGGTCATCTCACTCTTGAGACCTGCTTCAACTGCAAGTTGGTTCTCAGTGAACCACTCTTCAGCAACGTACTCAAGGTAAGAATCGACACGCTCGTTGAGTTCCTTCTTAATGTCCTCAACTTCCTCAGCGAGAACTTCGGAATAGCGTGCTTCCAGGGCTTCTTTGACTTCAGCAACTTTAGAATTAATTGCTGTTTCAAAGATGGTGCGTGCTTTCTCCTGGAACTCTTCAGAGAGTTCTTCACCAGCGAGAAGAGCATTGACATCTTCTTCGATGTCATACTCAGCAACGACTTCTTCTTCGACTGTTTCTTCTTCGGTAGTTTCTTCTTCAGCAACTACTTCTTCTTCTGCAGTCTCTTCTTCGGCAACCACCTCATCGGTGACTTCCTGATCTTCTTCGACAACGGATTCGGTATCGAGTTCTTCTTCTTCCTTCATGCCTTTTGCTGCTTCAGCTGGCTTAGCACCCTTATTGACAACATCCTTAACTTGCTTAAGGGATGCGCCAGGGGTTTTAAGTTTTGCCGAATCATCATCGGGCTTGTAGTTATCTGGTGTAGGTCCACCAAGATCTTCGTATGAACCTGCGACTGAGGTATCCATTGCGTCCGCTGCGCCTCCTTTGGCATTTACAGCGGTTTTGGATTGCTTTGTGCCTACTTCCATTTCTTGTAAATCTCCACGAGACATTTGAACTCTCCGAACCTTGTACGAATTTAATCTATATTTATTTATAAATTAATAAATTACAATGAATTTAAGAAATCATTGAATAAATTTAACTTATGTTCCTCTAAACGTCTTTGGTCAACCAAAGTGTTTATCGACTTTTTAGCATCTTCAGCGAGTTTTTCACGGAGGATTCCACCGTCCCAAACCCACTCTTTACCTTCCATAATTCCCTGAACAAAAGCATCAGGTGCAGATGGATCTGCAACAATATCAGCAGCTGTTGCTAACATGAAGTCTTCACCGACTTCCATGACTCCCTCTTTGTTTTGGGAGATTGAACCAATACCACGAGAGGAAACGCCGAGAGTAACACCTTCTTTCAAAAGCGACTCTGCGATTTTACCCATCGGGGTAGAAAGAATTTGTGCTTTCCCTATAAAGTTGTTGCCTTCTTGTTTAAGGGAAACAATCTTGTGCGAAACTCTGTCGAGATTGACGGTAGGACCTTCGGGGTGACCCAATTCCCCGAGAGCACGACCCTTAGAAATATAATTTTCGGTGTATCTTGCAACTTCTTTTTGCATCGTTGGAAGACGATACATTCTTTGGTTGCGGTTTACCTTTTCAGTCTGCAGAAAAGGACCCTCAATATAGAGTTTCTTTTCTGCACCTCTGCCTTCGGTGATAACCTTTACAGATTCAATTTCTTCTCTAATGAGTTTCATTTGCTTACGTGTTTTGAACTTGTTGGAAATAAAGTGCTCCGCCACCGCCAGCATCAGCCTTACCTTGAAGAACTGAAATTCTTTGAGATGCAAAGACTGATGCTCCAGAGTTTGCAGTAAATGCAGTGCTAATACCAGAAGTATCAGCTTCAACTGTTATTGAGGACTGGAAATTTCCATTAATATCAGAAGTTGTATTTACAGCAGTGACTTGTGTATTGGAGATCACAGTATTGTAATTAGAGTCATTTGCATCAACCATAGTAATTCTGTCACCAATACCGAAAGGCATTTGAGTACCTTCGGGTGCAGTGATTACTGTGGATGATCCTGTAGTAACGCTATCTACTACCTGTGATGCTTTAGTCATTGCAAGAGTTTCGGGTTCACCTGCAGCAACATAAAAACTAGCAGTGGTTGCAACTGGATCAGTTCCAATTGCAACATGACAACCCTTTCCTTTTGCGACAACACGCAGCGCATTAGACTGCACTCTAAAAGCAGAGGATGTTGTTGCGGTTCCAGCGATAATAACAGAAGCTCCTGCTCCTACTGGTCTTAAAGTCATTGATATACTCGGGTCATTTATTTTTATTTATAATTACTCTTCTGAGTCAACTTCGGTATCAAACATTGAAGTTGCTACCTGGGGTCGATGAGTATCAACTTTTTCAGCAGCTTTGGTATAAAGAACTTCTTTAATTTTATCGCTGATCCCTGCTGGTGATTCATCAGCAACGATCATATCCATTAAATCATCCATGAAAATATGTTATAAGAGTAACATCAGATAGTATTTATAAACTATTAATTTCCTTGATCATGATTGTACTGCAAAATCATTGCATAAGTCTTATATTTTAGTGTTTTTAACCACTCTTGCTCCTCATATGGTCTTCTTGGAGCTCCAGGCCAAGTCTCAATGGCATAACAAAGAAAATTGTAAAACATACGGAGTTCATCGATTCCCATGTTTAACTGGGCATACCAATCCATCTCCTCCAGAGGATCATAATCATCAAACTCGTCATACATCAGAGTTTTCCGCCAACAAATGCATCACCAATAACTCTAGTGTATTGGTCAAGTGTTCCCTCTTGTTCGCACTTGAGGTGCCAACGTGTCATGTCAATTACGGTTTGTTTTTCTAGTCCAAACAAAAAATCTTTTCCAGTGTCTTTACGAACACTTTTCCACATAAATCTTGTTTCTTCAACATAAAAGGCATCATCAATCCAGTTGATCTCTGCGATCTCTGGATGCACATTAGTAGTTTCAGTCAAATTAAATTTCTCCCCCTTTCGGCATTTCTGGTGCTTCGGTTGATTGAGCTTGTTGCTCTAAATCAGGTTCCATGACGGGTTGACCAAGATCCATCGGTTGTCCAGTTGCAGGATCAACTGGTTGGGCCATAGGATCTGGAATAACTCCGTCCTTAATTTCTTTCTTTATAAGTCTATCTTGCTCAAGAATTTCTTCGTCTGTTTGACGCAAAATCTTACGGCGAACATAATCTTGTGAGAAATATTTTCCAATATATGGTTCTGCTGCTTGAAGACTTCCAAGTCTTTCATTCAACAGTTCAGATTCCTTAAGTTCTGAGAAATGATTATCATAGAGGAAATCATACTGAATATGCTCACTCATTGCCTCCCAATCTTCAGGAGTAATAATATTTTTAAGGATAAGTTGAGTCTTCAGCATGTCATTAAACATATTGGAGAATCTCTTTCTCAAACGACCAACAAACTTGGTGAACTTGAGTTCATCTCTCAGGATCTCAGAAGATCTCCCCAAGTTAAACCCACCTTCGCCATC